ATAGCCGCATCAGCAAGCTTAGCCGCTTTTTGTAATTCAAACATTTTACGCGAATGTTGGCTAAATCCGCCAAAGTCCGCTGCAAAAAAAGCAATAGCACCTTGTAAATTGCTTTTGTTGAATGCCTTAGTCATTTCTTGAATTTTTGAGCCTGTGCCTAAAACCAAATCTAAACGCCGCGCCTGATGTTGTTGCTCTAGTGCAAATTCAGCATCTAACAAAGCTTGCTTGTTGATAAACTCGCCTTGTGCCAATTCCTGCAATTTATTCATCTTTTCAGCGTGTTGCTTGTCCATTAATTCAAGCTCGGTTAATCCACCGTTAATCGCCTCTTGAATAATCGCCTGTTGTTGCTCTATGCGTTTGCTGTAGGCTTCATCTTCACGCTGTTGTTGATCTAATAACGCGGCTTGTTCTTTTTCGCTAGCATCTAAAACCTGTTGGATAATATCATTATTAAACGCTTCGTTAGCTGCCAAAACACCTGCTTTATACTCGCTATCGCTTAACGCTTTTTGGTCGTTAAATTGTTTTAGTTGGCTTAACAGGTTTTGAAAATGCACACCCTGTAACTGTAGCTCGCTCATGTTAGATTCAAGCGTTTGCTTCAATAACTCTTGCGCGTCCTTGCGGAGGTCTTCGGCTTTCTTTTTGTCTTTTTCATCATCACCGCCGCACTTTCCTGAGTCTGTATTTACATTATTTAACCTTTCTTTTATTTTTGTTGCTTCTGCAATAGCTTCGTCTCTAAATGATGAACCAGCATCTCCGCTTATCCCGCTTAAAAAATCTTTTGCGCCACTTTTTGCAAAGTCTGCAATAGCTGCTTTTGTCTCTCTTACCTTTGCCATCAAGGTATCTAAGTCTTTTGTTTTTTCGTACTCAACCAATTCAATCGGTGTAAACGGTTCGCCTTTAAACTCTTTGTATGCTTTATGCGCTTTGATTAGGGCGTTGGTAAAAAATGCGACATTAGTATTATAAATATCCATAATAAGAGCAATTGGTGCGCCTAATCCCATTACAATCATGTTGCCTAATGTACCAAATGATGCAGCCGTCATTTTTGCTAATCCATTTATGGCAGTAAAAATATTAATCATTTGTGCGCCCATTTCTATTGATAAAAATGTAATAACACTTATATTTTCATCAATACCGCCAAGATCGCTTTGAAAAAGCTCATTTACTTTCTTGATGGCAACGGTTAATGCTGGTGCTAAATCAGAGGCTATTTTTTTAGATGCTTGCGTTACATTATCGAGCAAACCGTCAAAAGCAACATCTAAGTCAGTTAAGCGTGTAACGTCTGTATTATTTAATTTTATGCCAAACTGTTCGTACTCATCAGCTAATTGTTTAACGTTTTGTTCGGTCAGTTTTAATGCTGGTAGCCAATTATCACCAAATAACGTTGCGCCTATTTGCGCTTTGTCTGATTGATTAGTGACTTCACCCAATGCTTGAGCAACTGTTAATAATTGCTCGTCAACACTCATCTTGATTAGATCATCCATTTTCAAACCAAGTCGGCTAAATGATTCCTCAAAATCCTTATTTCCGTTTGCCGCCTCGCCTATTTGCTCGTTAAGCGTCTTAGCCAAGTCGATCATCATATCTGTTTCGATGTTGGCTTTTGAGCTGATAGACTGCAATCGTTCTAATTGCGTATAAGATAAACCTAGACTACTAGCAAGCGAATTAAACTCGCGGACGTTATTAGCGACTCTTACCGCCATTGCGCCCATAGCAGCGACAGCAACACCGATTGCAGCCGCTAACATTTTGGCTTTATCAGCAGACTGACTAAAGCCACTTGATAACGAGTTGTTAGCTTGTTGGCCTTGTTGCTGCGTGTTATTAAGCCGTTGGTCAACTTGCTGCAACTGACGATTAAGCGTATCCAAATCGGCACGAATACTTATTACTAGATCATCAGTTGTTGCCATGTAACTCATCCAAATAACTGTTTAGCTCGTTAAACTCATTCATTGTCATTGGTCTTGTGTAGTTGTTGCCTGTTTGAATTTGCACTTTGTCTAAGTACGCATCCCAAAGCATCCAAAAATCACTAACTGTCAATGACCAAGCATCACGCGGCTGAATGTTTAAAAATGTGACAGCACTCGCCCATAATTGATGCCAAATGCTGCCCTTTTTTACTTTCCCTCGCTATCGTCTGCACCTACATTTTTTATGTCGGTATCACTACCAGCGGTTAAAATATTAGTACAAAACTTAACGACTTGAAGCGAAATATCCATAATCATTTTATCTTTGCATATTTGCTCATATACGCCTTGAGCATTAAACCAAGTTGGTGTTTGCCCATATTTTGGCTTTGCACAAGATAAAATAACTTTGATACTGTCGGATAATTTAGGATTAGAAGCGACCATGTAAATAGGTTTATTTGTCGCTGTTTCTAAATTATCTAAATTCTCTAGGCTTGGCACTAAGTCAAACTCAATGCCGCCCAATTTAAAACTAATGATTCCTCTGTTACTCATAAGTCACCTTAAACAACTGCGGTATAAGTGATTGTACCTGCGCTTTCAAACGATGCGCTAAAGGTTTCTTCTTTGTTGTACTCGCCTGAACGTTCACAACTTGGCACAGCGAAAGAACCCTGCCAAACATCACCTAAACCCGATTCGATTTTTAACACAACATGGGTATTGTTCATGACTGCAGCCATGATGTGGTCGGTGAAAACGGCGTTATTACTAACAACACCAGATAATTTTAAGCTCATGCTAGTAATACCAGCACCCTGCAATAATTCGCGCCATCCTGCACCGTCTTTGTCTGTAACATCGACAGTTTCATTATTGATAGTAATACCATCAGAACGCGCGCCACCAACAACAGTAAAAACATCAGGACCTGTACTTGTGCGAACTTTAATCCGCAAATCACGACCTTTAAACTTAGCCATATTACACCTCACTCACTAATAATTTAAAACGCATAATTCCGTGACGTGTAATGCCGTCACTATCTATTACAACGTCATGCCGTAAAAATTGGCACAACACCGATTGACCATTGGCCAAAACTAAATCAACGTTATGTAATGCACTGTGACATTTGTCCATTAATCCCCTAATTTCTTTCGTTCCTTCCTTTTGGCTGCCCACGTGCAAATTTACAAACGCTTCTAAACCGTTATCATCTTTGTTCGACCAGTCATCCGCGCCGCCATCTTCTATCCATATTTTAGGGAATGGGTTTTCATTAGATAACGATTCACTGATGATGCCTGTTAAGCCTGTTGTTGCATCCAAAGCAACATAAACCGCTTTAAAATAATCATTGAATAAGCTCATGGTGTCGCGCCTTGCATTTGTGCAAGTGCATCACGCAAAGCTTTTTGCACAACGTTTGTGGCTTTTTGTTTTTGCGCTTGTAATGCTTTAAACATAAAAGGACGTGGTTGCAAATTGCGTGACATATCACCAAATTCTAAGCGTCTAGCGTAAGGCGCAATACTATGTAAGCTAACAACACGGATGCGCAAGTTATCAAAATCAGGCTGCACCTGAATTGATCGCACCAAAAAACCTAAATCAGTAGCAGGGCTTTCACCTGGTGCCGATGCTTTGTGAATCCTTGTGTTTCCGCTCGCATTGGTTTTAACGTAGGTTCTGCCGCCTCGTGGTGATTTATTTATATTTTTTCTTACCCTATCAGCAACCATTTCGCCGCTAATCACTAATGCGCCCTCTACTTTTCGACGCAAAATATCGCTTAACTGTTGGCCAATAGTAACGCTCATTATGCAGCCTCCAACATTCTACGACTGCCATCTTCTAACAATCTAAAACCGCCATCCTCTAGCAATCTAAAATTATTATCAATTAAAGATGTGGTCCCCGATGATTCAAGCGTAATTGCAACAAGCTCGGCTTTGTTATATTCGCCAGATGATTCAAACGATGTAATTAAAAAACCACCGCTATAGACTTCGACTGTGTTTGATAATAACTTGCAGTTAATGATTGCTCCGCTAATAACGGAGTCTTTGATAAATTGATAACTTGCTGAATCGCTAACAATGCCTTGAGCCTTTGTGCTTACGCTGCCAATACCTGCATTTTCTAATAACTCACGAAATAGCATTGACTTATCTGTGATCTCGACAGTTTCTTGATTAATTGTCATGCTATTGCTTTGCATCGCTGCAATTGTTGTGTAATTGCCGCTAATATCAGCTTGTAAATAAAATAACGCACCTTTCATTTTCATTGCGCCACGCCTCCCCAAAGTTCGGCTGTGATGTTATAAAAGTCTAAATCATATTTGTCTTGGCTAATGCCTGTTATGCGAAACGTTTGGCCACGATGCACTATTCGCAAATTAGAACTATCTCTCGTTGCTGGTATTGTTATTGCTTGATTTTGTCTAATCGTAAAAATAAAGCCTTGTGTATGTTGTTCCTCACCACGATAAAAACGCTCACGCGGCGATTGCTCGACAGCTTTAGCCCATAATTTATCTAACTCTACCCAATTAGAATCAAAGCCACCTTGACCATCGCTTATTTTTTGATTTTGATCAAATCTGATACGGTGCTTTAATTCGCCGATATTCATACATTAAACACTCGGTATTGGTCTAAAACAGTACGCACGTTTTGCGGTAAATCATAAGTACCGCGATTATAAAAGCGATAAGTGACCAAATCTAAAAGAGCTTGTTTTAATGGTGCTAACGAATAAAGCATTGTTGTACAATTCCAAGTAATGCTTATTTCATTGCTTGAGCTATATTCGTTATTAATCTTTAATCGACCTGTAGTCTCGTTGAATGTAAAGTCGGTATAGGCTTCATCGTCAATCGTTACAGTCACGCTACTTGCTTGTAAACGTGGTGAATAAAAGATTGTTTTTGGATATTCGAATTGGTAAACGGTTTGCCAAACCTGAGGCCGTAAAACGTTTTTAGTATATGATTCTATTTCACGTCTGCATGACGTAATCAAAGAGCTAATCAAGCTATCCTCATCACTGTTTTCAACTTTAGCCCATGCTTTAACATCGGCTGTGGTTATCGGTTCACTTCCCGATTCACTGATTAAAATAGACATGATTAGCCCTTTTATGGTTAGTTAGCTAGGATTGACAGTGCCTTCTAAACGTAAACCAAACTTAACGTAGGATGCACCAACACTTAATGTAGATGCGGCAGCAGTCACGGCTGTTGCACGTACATAGCGTTTAAAACCAACATAACCAATGCTAGAAACACCAGCAGCGGTCAAAGCTGCACTTGCTTCGGTGTTTGTTAAATCAGCATCGGCAACAGCGGTATAAGTAACGTTGTCGTCTGATTCTTCAATCAGTGGCGTAACACTGCCGTCAGTATAAGCCCCGACTTGGAAAATAATTTCTAAGCCGTCGCTGCCCTGACGATCAATCGCCACACCTGCAACGTCTTCACCATCAGCGACGGCAGTTAATGCAATCGCCACACCTGCACTAATTTGATTGTGTAAATCTTTATTTGTACTCATTTTCAGCCCCTTTATTAAGCTTTAAATTCGATGAAACGTACGGCTTCGGAGTTAACAACATCGCCACCTGTACGTTTTGTGAAATACCACTTAACAACATCAGGATTAGTAATATTGTCACGAATAACATTAACGCCGCGACGGTCAGCAATTTGATAGGCTTGATTTAAGTTACCGACAAAAATAGACAAGCTATCATTTGCAATATCAGCCATATGATCGAAGTCAGGCACAACAGGAATACCAAGAATCATACCAAACGGAGAATCTGTTAAGTTCCATGTCGGCTGCCAGATAAAATTACCTTCGCTATCTTGAAGCTTCATCGCCGCTGCAAATGTAAAGCGATTCATACCAAAAATAGCACCTGCACGATATGCGCCACGCAAAGACATAGCGGCGTCAATAAATACTTTTCCACCGTTAGGTGTTGCAGCAAAATCGCCGTTTGCACCTGTTTTGAACTTTTGTATTGTACCCCATGCGCGTGTATTATCGCCTGTATAAGCAGTCGCAGCAGTCATTAGGCCGCGTGGTTGTAAAACACCATTACCTAACAAAAATCCATATGCCTCACCCTCAGCAAAACCCTGTGCAGCATCAGCAATAACCATGCCTTCGATGTCGTAATCTGCATCTTCAAGCATTTCAGTTGTTGCTGTTGGGTACGCATAAAGTTTTTTTACTTTAATTTCGTAATGACCAAACTCTTTTGTGTTTGTTGCGCTTGGTGTGTTGCCCTGAAAACCCCAAGAATAACTATTGCGGCCATTATCAATTAAGCCGTTAACAGTGTCTTTGCCTGTGGTTTTTACATTAGCAAAACGGCGAACAGGTGAATTATCATGAATACGCTGAATAATTCGACCAGTCATATCGGGGGATGTTAAATAACCGCCATCAGGATTAGTGATAGTTGATAATGCTTTTTGCTCAGAATCTGATAAACGACCACCGCGCATATGTTTAAATAACGCGCTTTTAGCTTCACGTTGCTCATCACTTAAACCATCTTTTGGTTGTGAATTACTTACAGACTGCGCTTTTTTGATTTCTTGCAAAGATTGAATGATACCAGCAATATCTTTTTCGATTAAATCTTGCTTGGTTTTGGTTTCGCCTAATGTTTCGCCATGCTTTTTAAATTCAGCAATGGCTTGTTCTTGGCTTTGGCGTAATTGAGAAACAGCACTGCCTGTTTCGTCCATTAGCTTTTTGACTTCTGTAAAATCAGTCATGGTATTAACCTCGTAATGTTTGATTAAGTTTTAACAATGAAGCTGCTATGTCATCATAATTAGGCTCATCATCTCGACTTTGCTTAATTCGACTAATTAGCGTTTTTGCTTCAGAGCGTGACAACTTACAAACATCGCGCAGGTAATGCTCACAATCTCTAACGGTATCTAGTTTAGCACTTTTCATGTCATTTACAATAGCATTAGGATTCATTGCAAATGTCACAAAACTAAACTCAAAAACAGATAACTTTTTGATGATACGCACATTATTTTCATATGCAAAATCATCAATCATATAACCAATACTCAATCCGTCAATCGCGTTATTTTTAACTAATGTACGCGCCTCTTGTGCTTTTTGAATATCTAATAATAACTCACCCTCAACAGCTAAACCTTTATCATCTTCATACATGGATAAAGTTTTGCCAATCGGCTTATCCCAGTCATGTTGCCAAAGTACGCGCACACGGCTAGCATCTGATGTTTGTAGCCATTCATTAAACGCACCTTTTAAAATAATATCGCCACCTAAATCAACATTCCCAGTTGCAGCCGCATATCCTTTAAATAAACCATCACTTTCTGCATTAAAATTGTCATCAACTAAAGCCATTGCCTTTGTGTAATGTAAACGCATCGCATCGCCCTCAAAACTATGTTATATTAGCTTTGGTTGCGGTGTTTCCTCTGTTAGCCTCGACCATTAAACCCATGTTAGCGCATGGGTTTTTTATTTTGTATCATAACCTAGTACACATCGGCAATTAATAACATTAGCCGCGCTGCCTTTTGGATCACTCGGGTACATTAGCAACTCGCCACCAACATTAAACGGTTGACCAATTGGCCTTGTTTGGCCGTCCGCGTGTTTATGATCGTCTCTAACTCTGCCATCATTTGTGCTAATCCACTCTACAACAACTTCTAGTTCCGATTCCTGAGCCGCTACACTCGCACGGTGATACTGTGCGGTATTGGCTGCCTTGTGAGTTTCCGTTCTTGCAATTGTCATAGCTCGGCTAACTGAATACTGTCCGCCCACTCTTTTTGATATGTTTTTAGCAATAACATCAGGTTGAGAGTTTTTAGGCTTATTAACTGATTCGCGCATTGATTGCATAATGACAACACTGGCAATGGCTATAGTGTTTGCACTAACCGTCGATGCGGTTGTTAATACGTTAGTCGCCAACATACTATAAATACCATTCTCGACATAATTGCTAAACATATCCTTTTTAGCATTTAGCGTAAAAACCTTAAATTTGTCGGATGTCTCTTTAGCTAATTCAAGTAGTATTTCAGTGATGCGTTTTTGATGTTCGTTTTGTATTTGTGGATATTCGACAGTCGATTGATTAATACGATAAGAATCTGCAAGCTGTGAAGCCGTTAGTTTTAATTCTCGTTTAATATCTTTTTGATACTTCAATGCAATGCGGTCTTGCATCAGCAAAACAGCCCTTGCATATTTTAACTTCTGATTTCTTGTCATAATATCGGCATCGTTGGAACGTCTGCCCCTGCCATTTCTAAAGGTATCAATCCACTGTTAACTAGCAATACATCACCACCATCCACAGGCTCATAACCCATAACCAATCGTTTTTCGTTGGTGCTAATTGATTGCATTACATCAAGTGTTTTATTACGTTCTGCACGTCTCGGCTCTAACGCTGCAACCGCATCAATATCCACACAAAGAATATCAGTAGGCTTTAAACCGACACGCCAACCGAGCCAACGATTTAAACCAGCTAACAAATTGTTAAATAGTGGTATTGCCGCATCTTCGTAAAAAGCCGCCCTCGCTTGCTCATAGTTTGCGTAAGTCTGACTACCCTCAATACCTAATAATTGCGGAGGCACTTTTAATGTCTCACACACATCTAATTTAGCCGATGTTTTCCCACCTAAAAACTCAGCGTCTCGCATGGTGAATCCGAAAGGCTGCCATTTAAGACCACCCTCTAAGATTAATGGTTTACC